AATCACTAAAAGATTGTATGGAAAAGTTATATAGTTTCTGCTGGAATAGACAAGCAGTGTGGAGTCATGGTGCACCATTTGACGTGGTTGCAATGGAAACTGCAATGCGTCAAACACTAACAGATAGACCTAATCCTATTCCATGGCCTTTCTACACAGTACGTGACACTAGAACACTGTTTGAGATTGCGGGTGTTAATCTTAAAGACAAAAAGTATGGTACTAAAACTACACATAAAGCGGTAGAAGATGCAGAACATCAAGCATTGGTTGTACAAGACGCATACAAGAAATTAATGGATAAGGGTTTTCTCATAAAATGAATTTTGACATTGATATTGATTTTGGTAATCGTGATTTGATACTAGAACATATCAAACATATACCTGCAGCAATGCGTAAAGTTACTCCTATTCGTAGACACAACACAGGAGTTTATATTACAGAAGTACCATATGATGCCATAAATGATATGGCAAACATTGACTATACTGAAGCAGAAAAGCGCGGGTATATTAAACTAGATTTACTAAATGTGCATGTATACTCTCATGTTAAAGATGAAACTCATTTAATTGAGTTAATGAATCGTACCCCTAATTGGAACATGCTAACTGATTACAATAAGATGAAAAGTCTCATTCACGTAGGTAATCATTATCGCAGCATTAAACAGATGCCCGAACCTATAGATAGTATACCTAGACTAGCTATGTTTTTAGCCTGTATTAGACCAGGTAAAAAGCACTTAATTGGGCAAAAATGGAATGAAATTGCAAAAACTGTATGGGATAAGACAGAGGATGGGTATAGCTGTAAAAAAGCTCATGCGATTGCATACGCACAGTTGGTAGTAGTGCATATGAACCTACTAGAAAATTAATTCATTCTTTGGACTAATGTAATACTACGTCTTTTGGTTTTCTTTTTACTAAGTTCACTTATACTGCATACAGGCCCATGCATAATTTCTAAACTTTTATTATTAAAAGTTTTTAAATATGGTCTAAAAGTTGCCCACTCAAGTCTTAAAAACATGTTAATAGGGATAAGCCTGTTACTTTCCCACCACCAAATTTCGCCTAATTCTAAAAATTTTTCACGTAATTCTTGCTCAACTATTGATCCATAGTCGTATAATGTGGTTACCACCTCATCTCTATTTTGAATAATACCAACGTAATCTTGTCCAGAATAGGAACAGACGGTAATAAAGGGGTGATTTTCGGATAATTTTTTAAAAAACTCGTTTTTCATTTTTTATAATTCTTGGATTATTTATGAAGTTTCTGTTCCAATTTATTTTATTAAAGTGTAAGCTTATTTATATGAATAAATAAAATAAAGGATTGAAATTGTGTACTCTACATCTGTTTATACATACACCCCTAGATATCAGGTAGTTTTATACTCTGGACAATCTAATAGGAGATATCAAATCGTGTACGCCAAAAATATAACTTTAAATAAAGGAGTTGACAATAGGATTCAGTTTCAATTCTTGAATCAAGAGCAAAAATCTGTTGATATCACCGGAAAAGAAATAACATTCAGATTTATTAATGCTGATGGATCCGAAGTCCAAATACAAAAAACTGTGCAAAGTTTTTTACCCCTAACCGGATTAGCAAATCTGACAATAACCCAATCAGACTTACTTAATATTGATGCCCAATATGGGAGTTATAGTATTGAAATTATAGACGGTAATCTTAGTTTGCCCGCATTCGTTAATAGCGAGGCAGGGGCTAGGGGAGTTTGTCAAATAGTTGATAGTATTTTACCAAAACACATCCCTAGCACTGAAGTGACCATACCATCACACGGCAACGTGTCTAATACAGGAACTACATACTACAGTAGTGTGTTGGGTTTAAACGGGGCGAATCTAATTACTTTACAAACAGAAATTTCTAATTATTCAGGAAATATAAATTTTTTAGGATCCACAGAACCAGACACCAATTGGTACAATTTGTTCACTTATAGTAATCTTTCAGCTAATTCGTCAGTTTTAGGAACAAGTATCACAGGGTACCACCCTTACATAAAATTAGAATTTGTGTCCACCGGTGGTGATGTCACCAAAATTTTAGCACGTTGATATCCAATAATTTGTTTTATTTTTAAAAATATGCTATAATCATAGTATGTTTGATATCCTATCAATAATACCAACAAAAAAGAAATTAACCCATAGTGGTTGGTATAGTTTTAACGCTGTGTGTTGTGATAAAAGAGGGCATAAACCTGATCGCAGGCACAGGGGCGGTATTAAGTTAGACGGTAATAACTGGGTCTACAATTGTTTTAATTGTTCTTATAGTTGTCACTATGAATTGGGACGTAGTTTAAGCAAACGTACACGTGACTTGTTAAAATGGTGTGGTGTTGAAGAATCACAAATACAAAAATGGAATCTTGAAAGTCTGCAAAATAAAGACTTACTGGATTTTAGCAAAAAATTTAAAAAAGAAAAACCAATTGAATTTGTAAGCAAGAAACTTCCTGACTGTGAAATATTAGATCCAAATAATAATTCACACGAAAAATATATTAATTACTTGAAAAATAGAAAAATTAATTATCTAACTTATTCATTTTATGTAGCACCATATGATGAAGGGCGTAATTCTAATAGAATTATTGTTCCTTACTATTACAATAATGAAATAGTAGGACACACTAGTAGATTTTTAGATGATAGAATCCCAAAATATATCAATGATCAGCAACCTGGTTATGTTTTTGGCTACGATAATCAAAAAGAAGATTGGCAGGTTGCAATACTAATGGAGGGAATTTTTGATGCACTTTCTATTGACGGGTTAGCACTTACGCACAATACAATTAATGATGATCAAGCTAAGTTAATCAGACAACTTAATAAACAAATTATTTTTGTCCCAGATCGTGATAAAACAGGTTTTGAAACATGTGATAGAGCATTAGAACTTGGCTATAAGGTTAGTATCCCAAATTGGGGCAACGATGTAAAAGATGTAAATGATGCTGTAATAAAATATGGTAAGTTGTCTACACTATTAAGTATAATACAAAGTGCAACAACAAGTAAAATAAAAATAGAAATGATGAGGAAACGAATTGGTAACTGATTATAATGTAGATGTTCAAAAACTTTTCTTGCGTATGATGGTCACTAATGGTGAATTATACACAAGAGTTAGTAACATCATGAACGCAGAAAATTTTGATAAGTCATTAAGATCAGTGGCTAAATTTTTTCAAAATCATTCTGAAAAGTATAATGTATTACCTGAGCCAGATCAAATTTTAGCAACGTGCAGTGTTGAATTAGAACCTATATCTGAATTGTCACAGGGTCATTTTGATTGGTTTTTAGATGAGTTTGAAAAATTTACTCGCAGACAGGAACTTGAACGTGCAATATTAAAAGCAGCCGATCTATTAGAAAAGGGTAATTATGATCCTGTTGAAAAACTAGTCAAAGATGCAGTTCAAATTAGTATAACAAAAGATATGGGTACTGATTATTTTGCAGACCCTCGTGGTAGATTAATGGCACTAAAGAGTAACAATGGGCAAATTAGCACTGGTTGGCCTACAGTTGATAGCAAATTATATGGTGGATTCAATCGTGGCGAACTACAAATCTTTGCAGGTGGCAGTGGATCAGGTAAAAGTTTATTTATGCAAAATCTCGCTGTCAACTGGAGTCAAGCAGGACTCAATGGTATCTATGCTACTCTTGAACTTGCTGAAGGATTGTGTTCAATGCGTATTGATAGCATGATGACAGAAACTAGCAGTCGTGATATTTTTAAAAACATTGATGACATTGAAATGAAGGTCAAAATGTTGGCAAAAAAAGCCGGTAAATTACAGATTAAGTATTTGCCGGCACAGAGTACAGTAAATGACTTACGAGCATATTGTAAGGAGTATGAGATTAAGACTGGTGCAAAGATTGATTTTCTTTGCATTGACTATCTTGATCTTCTTATGCCCGTCAGCGCAAAAGTCAGCCCATCAGACTTGTTTATAAAGGACAAGTATGTGTCGGAAGAATTGCGTAATTTGTCTAAAGAATTGAACGTGCTGCTAGTTACAGCTAGTCAATTAAATCGTAGTGCGGTTGAAGAAATTGAGTTTGATCATAGTCATATCTCAGGTGGTATCAGTAAGATTAACACAGCAGATAATGTATTCGGTATCTTCACAAGTCGTAGTATGCGTGAGCGTGGTCAGTATCAGATT